CGAAATGTTAGACCACTCTAAACCATTTGAATTTTATGCTGTATTACAAAAATATAATACCCCAAATAGAAATGGTAGAACATACCCTGAACGTATATTAAAAAGAGAGGCCGAGAACTATAAAAAAATGATTAAAAAGGGTACCGCCCTATCCGAGTTAAATCACCCGGAATCATCTCTAATCGATTTAGATAGAGTGTCTCACGCAATCACCGAAGTATGGTGGGAAGGTAATGTACTAATGGGTAAGATAAAACTTCTTACTTCACCAGGTTACCACGAAAGAGGTATCGTATCAACCAAAGGTGACTTAGCCGCTAACTACCTTAGACAAGGTGTTACATTGGGGATATCCTCAAGAGGTGTAGGGTCCCTTAAAAAAATTGGGGAACAAAATGAAGTACAGGATGATTTTGAATTAATCTGTTTCGACTTAGTATCTTCACCTTCAACTCCGGGAGCGTATCTATTCTTAAATAAAGACGACAAACATCTATATGATGAGAACTTAGAAGAAGAGAAAAAAATGAGTGTTGAAAGACACGTTGGAGATTCCGGAAATAAATCGCTTGACTTAATGAAAAAATTAAACGATTATTTGGGATACTAAATTAATAACAAAAAATGGAAGAAAAGTATTTTATCGCAAAAGTTACCTTAGACTCAGTTGATGAGGCATCAGGAAAGATTAAAAAAATGAGAGAAGAAAAATTAGTAAGTGGTTATAACCCTACTGACGTAGAGGCAAAAGTTACTAAAGTTTTCGAACATTACACAATGGAGTGGAGAATCACTGCAATTGTAGAAAGTAAAATTGACGAAGTAATCGAGTAATTAAATTTTCAATTATCAAACAAAAGAGGACATATAGTCCTCTTTTTTTATGCTTTTTATTTTTAGGTGATATTTATGAATGTATAAAAAACCTGATGTGATTTAAGTTTAATTTAAACTTTTTTCGTATTAGGAGATATTTATATATTAAAAACAATATAAAACCAATGGCAAAAGAAAAATCTTTAGTTGAAGAGGCTATCATCCAAATGAAAAATTTGGAAGAAGCGGTAGCTGAAAATGCAAAAGGAATACTTGCTTCTACAATGAAACAAGAAATCAAAGACCTAGTAAAAGAATCTTTATCTGAACAAGATGATGAGATTGAAACCGATGACGTTGAAATGGAAGACCCTATGGGTTCTGATGATATTGCCGATATTGATATGGGTGATGATTCAGACGAAGAAGAGGATGAAATGGATACTGATGATATGGACGACACAGAAGAAGATGGTGACGACGAAGAAATTGATATGGACTTCGATGACGAAGAAGATATGGACGACGAAGAAGACACTATTGACTTAACTGACGCTGACGACGAAGAAGTACTAAGAGTATTTCAACTTATGGGACCGGATGATAACATTGTTGTTACTAAAGACGACAAAGGAAACACTCACCTTAAAGATGAAGAAACTGGAAAAGAGTATATGATTGTTGGTGAACAAGAAGAAGGCGATGACTTTGGAATGGTTGATATGGAAGAGTCTTGGAACGAACTTGAAGAAGACGATAATTTAATGGGTGAAGAATCTATTGAAGAAATTGTTGAAAGAATGTTCGGTTCAGATGACGAATCTGACGAATTAGATGAAATCGTTTATGAAATCGAAATGGGTGAAGAAGAGTACGAAGGGTATGACTTAGAAGAGGGTGAAGACTTAGAAGAGGATGAAGACCCTACAGTTATGGAATCTAAAAAAATGTCTATCAAACCTAAAGGAGTTGGAATGGGAAGTCCAAAATTCAAATACAACGCAAAACCTAATCAAGGAACAGGATTCAAAACTAAAATGAAAACGGCTCCTAAATCTGTCGGTACTGGTAAAGCGAAATTTGAATACAAAGAAGGTGAAAACTCAGGAAGTAAATTGGGTAAAAACTCAATGGTTAAAAAAACTGAAACAAAAGAATCATCAACTAACAAACCAATGGTTAAAAAAGTTGAAGGTAAAAAAGAAGAGACAAAAGAGGCGTCACGTACTTTAGGTGCTGGGTCTAACTTTAGAAAAGGTGGTTTACCAAAACCAAGAGCTCATTCAAGCTTTAATACCGCGATTAAAGAAAATACTTCTAACTCTGAACTACAAGTTCTTAGAGAAAAAAATGAGGAGTACAGAAAAGCACTTAATATTTTTAGAAATAAATTAAATGAGGTTGCAATTTTCAATTCAAACTTGGCTTACGCTACACGTTTGTTCACTGAACATTCAACATCTAAACAAGAAAAAATTAACATTTTAAGAAGATTTGATGGTGTTGAAACTATTAAAGAATCTAAAAATTTATATCAAGTCGTTAAAAACGAATTGTCAGGTAACTCTAACGTTCAAAATATGAATGAATCAATCGAAAGAACAATTGCTAAATCACCGTCTACGGGAGCAGTTAACTTAATTGAATCTAAAACATATGAGAACCCACAGTTCTTGAGAATGAAAGACTTAATGTCAAAAATAAAATAAAAATAAATTAAAATTAATAAAAACCAAAAAAATGGGAGCATTATTAGAATCAGGTCTAGTTGGTAACATCGGGTTAAAACACCTTAAAGTTATTAAAGAAGACACAATCAACAAATGGGATAAATTAGGATTCCTAGAAGGCCTTAAAGGTCACTTAAGAGAAAACGTAGCTCAATTATATGAGAACCAAGCGTCTTTCTTGATTAACGAAGCTACTTCTGACGGGTCTTCAGGTTCATTCGAAACTGTTGTATTCCCTATCGTAAGAAGAGTATTCTCAAAATTATTAGCGAATGAAATCGTATCAGTACAAGCTATGAACTTACCAATCGGTAAATTGTTCTTCTTCGTACCTAAAATTCAAGGTTACCAAACAGGACAAGTTCCTTCGGCTGATAATGATTACGATGGTTATGGTAATCACTTTGGACCACAAGGTGCTGTAGGTGGTTTATCTGTTGCAGCGGCTCAAGGTCAAGCAGGTACAGATAACGGTTACAATGGAACAACCGCTTTCAAGAAAAATCTTTATGATTTATTCTATGAAGGTTCAGAAGGTCAATTAGACCCTCCAGGATTGTTTGATTATTCTAAAGGTCAATGGTCAGCAGTTACTAAAACTGCGGTTGTTATGGTTTGGTCTAACGGAGAATTAGTTGTTGCTGACGCAAGTGCATTAGCAAACCAATTTAACGGTAAAAACGTTAGAAAAATTATTATCGCGTTATCAGGTTTCACAACTGCAGGTACAGGTAAATTAATTGGACCTGATGGAAATGAAGTTGATACTGAAACTTTCTTATCTGATTTAAGAATTTATACATCAGCTCAGGCAACTGCATTCAGTGGAGATTCTCCTTGTGATGTTGTTGGTACTGTTGCGGCACCAAACTCATTATTGTTTAGAGTTGTAACTCAACAATATGGTCAAGGTATTGTTAATAACTTAAACAAACAAGGTACTACTTCATTCCCTGGAACAGGTAGTAATGGAACTTACAATGACGTATGTTCTCCTGAAGGTCGTATCTTCTTAGAAGTTGACTTATCTTGTCCTACTTGTCCTTCTTGTGGTGAAACATTAGACGGATATACAGGAACAACTCTTGGAGTTTTAGCTTCAGGTGATTTCAAAGCTGTTTACAGACGTTACGCTGATATGGAATTTGAAGATAAAATCGGTGAGGTTTCTTTCGAATTAGATTCAGTTACTGTTTCTGTTACAGAAAGAAAATTAAGAGCACAATGGTCTCCTGAGTTAGCTCAAGACGTTGCGGCTTTCCACAACATCGATGCTGAAGCTGAATTAACAGCTTTATTATCTGAACAAGTTGCGGCTGAAATTGACCGTGAAATCTTAAGAGATTTACGTAAAGGTGCAGCGTGGAACTTACGTTGGGATTACAATGGTTGGAGAAGAATATCTGCAACAACAAACTATACACAAAAAGATTGGAACCAAACTTTGATTACTGCAATTAACCAATTGTCAGCACAAATCCACAAATCTACTTTAAGAGGTGGAGCTAACTGGATTGTAGTATCTTCTGAGGTTTCAGCGATTATGGATGACTTAGAATACTTCCACGTATCTAATGCTTCACCTGAACAAGACCAATATAATATGGGTATTGAAAGAGTTGGAACATTAGCAGGACGTTACCAAGTATACCGTGACCCTTACTTCCCAGCTAACCAAGTGTTAATTGGACACAAAGGAACATCGTTACTTGATACAGGATACATCTACGCACCGTATGTACCATTACAATTAACACCTACAATGTACAATCCGTTCAACTTTACACCTATCAAAGGTATAATGACGAGATACGCAAAAAAGATGGTAAACAACCGTTTTTACGGAAGAATTACTGTTGATGGTGTTAGAACATTCGATTTAAGAGAATTGAGATAATCAAAATCTTAAAATATTTAACAAAAAGGGACTATATGTCCCTTTTTTTTATGTTTAATTATTAACACTTGATTTTTTGGACAAATATGTTATATTTATTAATATGAAAAAAATAGAATTAACTGAATCTCAGGTTAGTGAAATTATAAAACTGTATACTGAGGACTTATTAGGGTCACCCACTATTAGTGAAAAATTAAAAATACATAAAACAATTGTTTTAAATACATTGAGAGCTAACGGTATTGTTCTTGGACCATCCGGTAGAAGAAATATTGGTGGTAGAGAAGTCGCCACAAAAAAATATTTTTCTAAACCCGAAACTAAAGAACGTCTAAAGAAAAACCACAAAAAATGGGCGGAACAAAATAAAGAACATTTAAAACAGTATCTTAAAGAATACCGTGAAAAAAATGTTGACAATATTAGAAAAACAAAACGTGATTATGAAAGAAATCGTAAAGCGAGAGACCCCCTCTATAAACTAATTTCCAATTTTAGAACGGCAATCTATCAAGTATTAAAGGAGAGTAACGTAGAAAAGAACGGACATTACTTTGATATTTTAGGATATACTCCGGAGGAATTGATTAATCATTTAGAAAAACAATTTACAGAAGGAATGACGTGGGAAAATTACGGTGAGTTCCACGTAGACCATAAACTACCAATATCATCATTTAACATTAAAGAAATCGGTGACGAAGAATTTATGAAATGTTGGTCATTAGATAATCTTCAACCAATGTGGGGTGAAGAAAATATCCGTAAATCAAATAAGGTTTTATAGATACTGAGGTATTTATATAAAAAGAAATTTATGAACAATTTATTTGAGATATCTAGTGAGGAAAGAAATAGGATATTAAATCTTCACGAGGGAGCAACAAAAAGACAATACTTAACTTTAGAACAGGCGGGTCAACAATCGGGTGGAGTTTCAACAACTAAATTATCTACACCAACATCATTTCCAAAA